CTACCGGGAAGAAATGTCTCACGCGAGACGCCGAGAGGAGAAAGAGCCAATCGGCCAAGGCCCTCAACATCTCCCGGCATTCCCGGCACAGAGGACGCAAGGCCAATGGGTACGCCCTTCGTTACATCCGCGAAAAACTGATCGTTTTGCGCTTTTTGCTCGGGCGTGAGCGTGAGCGGCGTTTTGCCCTCCATTGTGCGGCCGACTTGCGCGGCAAATCCGCCACGCTGCACGCGGGACGGAACGGGCGCGGCAGAATTTGGGATCAGATCATCGAACATGCCGCCGCCAGCAGCAGGCTGAGATTCCCCCTGCTGCATCTCGGCCTCAAGCTGAGTGGCAAAGCTCTGCGCCGATTCTGGTTTGTCGAAGATGCCGAAATGCTCGCCCGTATCGCGAAAGCGTTGGAGAACCGCTGCATCATCAACCGAACGGTCAGGCTTGACGCGGCGTAAATTCTTGCCGCCCGCCATGGTCGGAAGCAGAACTTCCTTCCCATCAATATTGTAGGAAGCGGTCTTGACGTTACTGAATGAGCCGTCTGGGTTTTTGACCTTCGGGAATTTCTGATAGTCCCAAGGGCTCGCGGTGTAGGGCGTCAATAGCCCACCAGGAAGCCCGCCCTGGTCCTGTTGCTCCTTCTTGGGAATGAGATCGTCAAACATCCCCATTAGAGGCCACCCGGATCAATGCCGTTTTTGCGAAGGCGCTCAATCACCTTGTCTCGCGGAGCACCGGCAGCAATAGCAGCGCGGGCCTCATCGAGCACACTACCGCCACCTGCCGACTGTTGCGCCGGGGCGGCATTCCTGCGCTTCACCGCACCGGAGCGGATGCCAGTGACAACAGCGCGCGGATCAAGCTGATATTCCTTGGCCAATGCCTCGTATTGCTGATCTCTGGAGGCTTGAATATCGTCTGCGCCCTCGTAGATTTTATCGGCTGCGTTGAGGAAATCCTTCCTCATGCTTGGCGTCATGCGCTTGCCTTGCCATAGCGAGCTGACGGCATCCCAAGAGATGCCAAGCCTTTCGAGAAGTGGCCGAGCGGTTGCTGCTGTAGCAAATTCGCTTTCACGAACCACAGAACCCGGATCGAGCAGCTTCACATACGAATAGAGCATGGAGAGATCACCAGCCGGCGACTCTGGCACCGATGAGATGCGCTGATAGGCGTCCTGGATCGCCTTGAACTCTCCCGACACCGCGCGGTAATCGTCGCGCAGGGAATTGCCCATCTGGAATTTCTGGCCCGGCGAATCCGTCTGGACCGATGTTGGGACCGTGCCAGGGGGCGTGGTCTTCCACTGTCCGTCATCGTCCATGAATTCATATTCGCCGTTCTTGAACCGGCTCTGCCGAACGCCCTTGCCAGGGATCAGGATTGCGCCGCCTTGCGAGCCTCGCGATTGCTCCGTCTCCGTCTGCGTGAGTTTGTTCAGACCGGCTTTGTATTCGTCATCGGTGATGCGCTTTGCCTGCCAATCGGCGCGGAGTTGAGCAATTGGCGTAAGTGGGCGTTCTGTCGTGGCAGCTTGCGGGAAGGGATCGAACTTCCCGGTCTGTGCATTCCGCTGCCCCTGAAGTCCGCCAACGGTTTCCTCGCGCCACTCAGGCTCCTTGGGCAAGCTCTCCTTGAGGAATTGCGCTGCCGTGCCGAACTGCCCCGCAGCCGCCATGGCTTGCACGGCTGCCGATTGCGGAGCCCTCAGGTAATCGACTGGCGAATTTGCCCCGACTTGTACCTGATCAAGTTTCTGGCGCGCTTGGTCATAGCCGGGGGAGCCTACTTGCGGCGTGATCGGGATTTGATCCGGGGGCGGAGCACCGGGCTTGAATGCCGATTTTGCGGCCTCAATCTGACTCTGTTGTTGGTTCCATTCCTGTTGCCGGTGTGCCCACTCTTGTTTCTGCATCTCCATTTGCTGCTGGCGATATTGGGCCATCTGCTGTTGCTCACGCGCAGCAAGAATCCCGCGCCCCATGGGTGTCCATGGGAGGGTATTGCCGACAAAATCCAAGATGCCGGAAAGGAGAGGCATCTACTTGCCTCCACTCATGAGCATCGATCCAATCCCAGCGGGAAACCCACCGGCTCCCGGCGTCCAATTTCCGCTCGTGGGATCGAATGACGCTTGGTTGCCACCAAGGCCACTCAACGCACCCATCAGCATGGAGTTAGGGCCGCTACCGCTGCTGCCGTGCTGAATCACTCCCGGCCCCTGTGCCATCGGCGCGGGCGGTGCGCTTCCCAAGCCAAGTCCGCCGCCACCCATAGGCGTGCCGCCGCCCATCGCGCCACCCGCGAGCAATCCATGCTGCATGGGCGAGCCCTGCAACAGCTGGCGCAGATCGCGCCCGTCCAATTGCCCGCCACCAAATGCGCGCTGCATATACGGAACGCTGAGAGGATCGATTGCCATTGGCATCACCTACTTTCCAAAGAGCCGGAAGCCCGATGTATCGGTATGAGCAATCGGGGCCTCCATGAACGAACTGGTCTGCGAACCAAACGGCGCGCCAACGATGCTCATAAACTGGTTGAGCTTCTGCGCCGGGTTGTCGGCCAATGCCTGATTGTGCTGGTCATAGATCGAGCCCGCGCCCAGCATTGCATTCGCCGGCCCATATCGGGATTGCTCAACGCCCGGAGCCAAGCTCGCCGCACTCATCATCCGGTCGCGTTCGGACTGATAGGAATCGAACAGCCGCCCCATCTGATTTTCAGCAGAGCCGAACATGTAGGGCGCGAGGCCCGTTGCTATTCCCTGCCCGACTGCCGCTTGTGCAAGCGGCGAATCTCCCGCACGCCCCGCGAGCGCAAAGTTGGACATCACTTGCGGAACGACTTGGTTCCCGATGCTGCTGGAGAGTTGGTCGATATAATCGTTTTTCCCCACGCCCCCCAACCAACCGGCAGGATCGAGATAGTTGCCCGAGAGCGTGTTGCCGAGCGCGCCAGCCGCCTGCTGGGGGAGTTGCGAACTCTGCGCGGTCTGTTGCGTCATGCTCAGGCCTTGCTCTGTCTGTGGCGAGAGTGGCGCGACAGTCGGCGGGCCGGTGAGCTGGTTCTGCGCTTCCGTGAAGCCCTGCTGGATGAGCGGTTGCTGCGGTGTCCATGGCGCGGACGAGCCGGTGCCTGTGGTCGTGCCGTAGGACGTTGAACCCTTGCCCATTAGAACATCCTTCTGTGAAGCGTGTAGACAGGCTCAAACCCGTATTCGATCATTGTCCGGGTCCATCCGCCGCGACCGCCAAACTCCATCCCCTCGCAGTCCAGCGTTCTTGCGAACTTCTCGATTTCAGTGACAAAGTGAATCCAGTTCTGCATTCCATGCTCACGCCCTGCCACAACGAGAATGTGCAGGAGCCTCATGCGCGGATACGTCACCATCTGCGTCACGCAGCACGCGTGCGGCGTGCCTTCGTCACTGACTGCAAGCCATAGCTTCATGTTTCTGTTCATGAGCCCGTCGTAGACATCGCGCGGAAAGATCGTGACGCCGCCGCCATACATGATGGCCTTCTCGATCCAGCCCTCTATGCGAGGCCACCAGCCCGGCGTGTCAGTCCATTTGGGCGTGATGAGGTTCATCAGCCGTACTCGATAACGCGGACTGCACCACGCGCACCGCCGCCGCCCGCACCTGACGTATTGGTGTTGCGGCACGATCCACCGCCGCCGCCACCACCGCCTGGAGCCGCGCCCGCTGCGCCATCCCCCGCATTTGTTGTCGCGCTGGACCCACCAGAAGGACCGCCATCCCCGAAGAACGGGAATGTTGCATCTGACGCAGCTATTGCGGCAGTCGCGCTGCTCACTGGACCAACAGTGCCGCCGCCTTCGCCGCGATCTGTAGTCGTCTGCTGAAACATACCCTTACCGGCACTGCCAAAGGCTGCACCGCCGAGTTGTCCAGCAGTAACGCCGCCCGCGGTTGTGATGAGCGCGCCCTGCGCGCCGCCACCGGGGCCGCCGTAGCCAAATGGCGTTCCGCCTTTTCCTCCAGACCCCGCTGTACCTAATGGAGCGCCCGCGCTGCCAGTCCCGAACCCAGGACTGGCGAACGGCGTTGTATATGCTTGGCCGTTCATCGCGCCCCACAGAGGGGAGTTCCTTGCAAAAGCTGTTCCGGGGGCAGCGCCGCTTGATAAACCAGCGGCTCCAGCGTTGCCGCCAGCAGCGGCAAGATACGCCCCGAAGGAAGATGGATTCCCCGCTGTTCCGCCAGTCCCGTTGCTTGTCCCCGTAACGCCAGCGGGGCCGCTAACTGAGCCGCCGACCGTGACGCTGACGGGGCTCGTAATGTCCGACGCTCGAAACCATGCCGCCGCCACCGCCCCAGCCGACCCGCCGCCACCACCAGAGCGGTTTGTCGCGTTCGTTCCTGCTGCACCAGAGCCCGCCGAGCCGCCACCACCAATCACTTCTACATAAAGAAGAACAGTGCTGGCGTTGAGGCTATGAGTGCCGTTCCCTGTGTGCTCAGTGGACGCGATGACTGACAGGCCGCTACCACTCCCCGCTGGGACCGAATATGCGCCAGTGCCATCCAGATATTTTGTCGCGTCGTTCGGGGCCTTCGGCGCAAAGCCGTGCATGGATGTACTGACGTTGAACGCCGTCGTATCGGTGAGAGAAAGATGCGTCTCCATAATTGAGCCGAGCTTGACGATGCCCGAAATCTGCGGAGTCGCGTCGTCATAGGTGAAATCAATTGTCCCCGTATCCGCGAGAATAAGGCCGACTGAATCCTGCGCCTGCTCATCCGTATAGGCACCGCCGCCAACATCCGCCCGCTGCGCCACAGACCACCAATTGGTATTGTCCGACTTAACGGTCATGAAGCTGTACTGAGCGGTGAGCGTTTGGGTCAGTGCCCCGTCAATCGTCTCAGTGCCCTTGGCATCGATGACAACGACGTTAACGCCGCCATCGATCTTCTTGACCGTCAGCAGCCGCCCCTCACGCCCCGCCGCCGTGAGCAAATAAATCGTGATCGGATTGTCGGCCTTGCAGAGCAAGAGCGAGTCCGAATCCACCATCGTATAGGTGGAGGAGATGGTTGTGGGCGTGTCCGTTGGATGCAACGCGCGGTGGCTGATGCTGCGGTTCACCGCCCGCGCAAGCTGGCGCAGATGATCCTTGGTGTCCTGATACTCGATAGGAACCGATTGTTCTTGCCTTGAGACATCGCGGATGGTCGGCATCAGCGTTCACCCAAGAGCGTGTAATCGATTTCCATCCCCACATAGCGGGCGTTATCCATGCCAGCCGCGCCAACATTCACCGACATGGAGAACTTCTGAAACCGCCCAGCCGTTCTCATGGCTGCGAAGTTTTCCGCGTTGAGATTGACCGCCGTCAGAGACGCTGGCGTGGATGATGGCAGCGGGCTATCCATCACCTTCGCGCTTACGCTCCCCGTTGGCGTGACGCCAAGGCCTGCATTATCCATGAGGAGACGCACGCCATTGCATTGCCAACGCCGCCCAGGAACGGGCTGCAATACGTTCGTGCTGAAGACTGCCGTAACGGGCGTGTTGGATGTAAACGTGCAGAGCTGGTGACTGGTATTGAACGCGATCAGCTTGTGCGAAGGCTGGCCCTTGCGAATCTCGCCTATAACCTCTGCGGTCTCATCCCAACGCACCCAGCGTTTCTCATCGAAGCGGAAGCACAGCATCTCCTTGGCATAACCAGCCGTATCGAGCGGGAATGCCCAGATGATGAGCTTATGGAGCGGGAATGCCGCAACGCTGATGTCATGCAGCCGCGTTTGCTCAACGACGCGCCAAAAATGATCGTCCACCGTATGCTGGCCGATGCGCTCAACGCCCATGCCGGCGGTGATCCGCATGAAGCCCTCATGCGAGATGTAATAAACCGCTCCACCATAGGCGATGACAGAACTTGGGATGGGCGTTCCGGGCGCATACGGGATGGGCGAGAAATCAAAGATCGTGGTCCCGCCGATGTAGCGCATAACCTGGACCTGCTCTTGCTGGAAGATCAGGCCATACTCATTCCCGCCGATGACTTTCTGAACGCCGCCGCCGCTCTGCAAATCCTCGAAATCGCATTGGGTGGCAGGAGATGGCGTAAACGATGTGGGATCGCCAAACGCGCTCCACCACACACGAGAGGGCGCGTAATCGACCGTTGAACTCGTTGCGGTATCGATATTTCCTAGAACCAAAAACTGGCTGATGATGCCGATGTGCCGCGCCTTCGGCTTCGTCCCCGATGGGATAAGATCGGAGAAGGTCATCGTGGTAGAGCCACGAATGGGAATCGATTGGATATGATCGCTGAAGTTCGTTGCGATGATGCGCTGTTGCAGCGTGCCGGATGGGCGCGTGAACTCCGCGAACTCCCACAACTCGCCAGAGGCCGTATTGTAGGCAGCCCCGCCGATGCTGGAGAATGTGAACGTCGCCGTTACGGTCGAGAACGCGCGATAAAGCTTGGTGGCATCGCCCGCAAACACCATGTCCGCGCCCGCCTGATTGCGGAACGAGGCAACGCCCAGACACTTGCCCGTCAGGGATGGTGTCGTGACGACAGAGAGGCTACGCCTTGCCCACGAATATCCGTTCGTGCCGGGCAGCACATCAATGCACTGGTCCACCACCGCTATATCGGACCAGCGTTCCGGGGGCGTATAGTGCGGCCCCGCCGGGTTATGCGTGTTGAACGGGACAAAGAACTTGCTCATGCCCGAACAGCATCCTTGGCGGGAATGGGCTTGCCGATTGCCGACTCATAGGCCTGTTCGAGATCGGCCTTGTCCGCATCGAGGCGGGCCAGTTCCGCATCGATCTCCGCTCTGCGCTTCAGGAGATTGAAACGGTCCTGCTCAACCTGGGTATGAGCGTTGAGAAGTGCGACCTCTGCCCTGCTCATAGGCCATAGCCCCGAATTTTCCCGATGGCGTAGGCGTCAAAGGTCTTGTCCGCGAGCGCCTTGTAGGCGAACGCCTCCATTGCGCAGAGGAACGATTCTCCGCGTTGCGCGATAATCGCCATTTCCTGAATGGCGTCTCCGTCCTTTGAATAGTTGATGAGGATGGATGCCTTTGCTCTTGCCCGGATCAGTGCAGCGCCATCCGTGGTCCAACCATTCGTCCGGTTCTTGTGGCTGGTCGTGGTCGTGACCGTCATGGTGAGAGAGCCGGCGAACACATGCTTGGTGGTCGTGCTGTCGGTAATCGAGGTCGGGAGGTAACGCTTGGTATACGTCGCCGCGAGCGTGCGTGTTGCGGACGACGGCGGGGCCAAGAGAATAACATTTCCCTCGATTGCGTACTTGCTGGGGAGCGCGGTGCTATAGGCGGTCATCGAGGGCGCGAAGTTGATCCGCGACACCTCGTTCAGCGTCACCTTCTCCAGCTCGTGATAGCGTCCGGTATAGATGATCTCCAGACGCCGCATTTCGATGAAGTCGGGAGGCAGCGAGACGGCGGGGACAAACGCCGTCGCCGTAGCCCATTCGCTGCGATAGGCCATATTCCAGCGAAAGGGCTGCGACTCATAGTGGGCTATCGCGTTATTGATCTCGCGATTTACGGCGGTGGCGAACGTCTCGCCCGAATTGCCGAAAGCATCAGCCAGCGACCGATTTAATTCGGACGCAATCTGCGCTCGCAATGCGTTTGTGTCGTTCGCCATTTACGCATCTCCAGCCCGCTTGCCTTTGAGCGAAAGAGTTGGACGCTTAGGCTTTAGTACTGGCCGAAGCCCTTTGAGGTCGGAGCCCTGCGCGTGGTGGACTTCCCCTTGCCCGCGCTCGTTCCGCGACGGGCCTTGCTGAAGTCGCCCCCGCCCGATTCGACCGTCCCCTCGTACTTCGCTGCCGGGGCCGAGCTGTACTGGCTCTCCTTGCCCTTGTTGTCGTTCTGGCCTTCCCAGCCCGGCGCTCCGCGATATGACTTGCTCTTGCCCATGATGCTCACTCTCCTTGCGTAAAACGTTGACTTGCCGTCGCCTCAAAACTGATTTCCCTGTTTCCACCGTGGCGCAGGCTCGCGCACAAGCTCGTTGATCGGGTTCTCCGTCTCATCGGGCTCCAGATATGTTGCCCATTCGTGGGCGTGCTCATCCCTTGCCCGCGCCGCATAGTCGGGCGTCCCGAGGGTGAAGTGGACCAGCTTTGCGTCAGGATTCGGCTCGTCATAACCAACGAGGTGATTCCATTCTTTCGGCAGCGCGCCGATTTCCGCATCATTGGTCCAGAGCATCGCGTGGAGGTCGGAGCCCGGCTGATTGTTGACCTTATGGACCGTGAGCTTTTGCGTGCGGTCGGGATGCATGAGCATCACGCTCGACCAGTTCTTGCGGAAATATCGCGGCTGTTCCATGCCGTCGAATTTCGTCGCTTCTTTGGGCTGATGCTGATGCTGGACGCACATGACCGACTTGGTGTCATCCCAGGCGTCGAACAACTCGTTAATGTCGGCCCGTAGCAATATGTCGGGATCGGTGAATAGCACGGGATCGTGAATCCCCATTGCACGGGCCAACTCGGGAACGCAGAAGCGGGAGAACGAGAAATCGGTAGAGAACGGCTTGCCGTCCACTTCATCGATTTTCTGTCCATTGGGGCGAACCTGATACTGCCGCCAATAGAAGCCTGCCCTGCGAAGTTCATGATCTTTAAGCGGGATGACGAACACCTTGTTCTTCGCATGGCGCTCGTAGGACCTGAGCGCGATCTTCAGCGCCAGCTCGTCGCGTGGATCGGCCCCGATAAACCAGTACCTCATGCGCGGCTCTTTCGATTCTGCATGTCGTTGATAAAGCGCCGCTCATCTCGCCTTAGCTTCCAAAGGCGCAAATTCAGCAATAGCGGCAAGAGTCCGTATGTGACGGACGCACTCAGCGCGATAACGGTTAGAATCTGCGCGGTGTAACTCATGCGCCGTTCTTCTTCTTGGTGTGCGGAATGCCGGTGAACACGAATTCGTCCACGCCCATCTGGCTCACGTTTATGAGCTGCCACCGCTGCATCAGCCTGGGCAGCCACCATTCGATGGGTCTCTGGAGGATGTGAGCGTTGCGCCCATCGGCCAGAGTCTTCTCTGCCGGCAGCATGTTGATGGTCAGGAACACGCCCTTGCGGGCGCAGCGATGAATATCGTCCAGAACGTTCTCGATGCACTCGGGCTCGATGTGCTCAAGGACATCCAGGCTCACCACCAGATCAGTCGGGTCCGGTGTCTCATTGAAATCCTCGACCGAGGGATCGTAATTCACCACCATGAGGTGCGAGAGCGCCTTACCCATCGCGCCCTTGCCCGAGCCGTAATCCAGCATCGCGTGAGCGCCGATCACATGAGCGAACTGCGTGACCGCCGGGTACCACTTCTTGGTGCTGACGCCAGCGCCGTAACTGTCGTTCGATTCGTGTAGCGCCGAATTGAGATCGCGGTAGGACTCTGAGATGAGGCCATTAGCCTGCATGGGCCACGTCCTTGCTCGTCACGAGGGCATGGAGGAGGGAGCCCGCTTGCGCGATGACCGGAGTCCAGTCCCTGGAGTCCTTGGGCATCCGCAGCAGCTTGACGCTGGCGTACCAAGGCATTTCATCGCTTTCCACATTGCCGTAGCGCCATGAGGGTTCGTTGGGGACGAGGCAGATGGTCGGGATACCCAAGGCCCCCGCAATGTGGACCGCCGTCTGACAGACCGTCACAACGGCATCCAGCCTGGAAATAAGCGCAACCAGTTCGTCTATGTCCGACAGCTTGCCGGTGTCGGGGTCTTTCTGCTCGACCGCCTTGGGCCAATGCGTGATCCTGACGCCCACATGGGATTTCACCTCATCCACGCAATGTTGCGCGGTCGCGTCGTACTGAAGCGAAATCCAGTTCGCATCGATTTGCTTTAAGATGGGCTCGTAGAGGATCGGATGGAACGAGCGCGCGTCTCCACGCGTCTTGGGAACGCCGCCCTGCCATGCAATGCCGATATTGGGACGCCTGCCGAGGGCGCGTAGTTTCTCCCCCCACCACTGCCGCTTGGCCTTGCTGGGAACGAGATAGGGCGTTCCCGGAAATGCCTCGTTCGAGCGGCGGAAGAACTTCGGAAGCGAGCCGAGCCCGATCTTGTAATCCGGCTTCCCCCATTTCTCGATCCACTCAACCCCGTTCGTCTTATCCGTGCCGTGAACCTTCACAGCCGGAAGCGAACGCTCGAATACGGTATGGAGCCTGGGTGAGGGCTCGAAGATGAACTCTGTCCCCGGAACCTTGAGAGCATCGGGAATGACAGTGGCGAACATGATCTCATCGCCAATCCCCTGCTCGCCATGAATGACGATCCGTCCGGGGGACTTGCCATCCCACCAGGGCGTCATGGCATCGGGGCCGTGATAGTTACGCTCCGCGATTTCCTCTTTCGGCGCGCCGCCGTGTAGGCGCATTTCGTGGTCATCCCATGCGGTATCCCAATTGCGCAGCTCCAAGTTCGCGAGCGCGCGATGCCACTTCGCCTTGGCGTGATTGGGATCGAGGGTGAGCGCCATATCGACAAAGGGGAGAACATCCTTGGCCATCCCGCGCGACACTTTGAGCGCGGCCAAGTTGCAATAGATGTCTGCGAGGTAAGGCCCGGTGATGTATTTCGCGGCCTTCTTCATCGCGAATTCGGCTTTATCGAAGTCTGGGATTTCCTTGAAGGCGAGGCCGAGATTGTTCCACGCCTCGCCAAACTTCGGGACCATCTGCGTCACTTGTGAGAGCAATTGGATTGCCCTGCCGTAACGCCCGCGTGTGAGATCGATGCAGCCCAACGCAAAGAGACATTGCGGATGGCCGATATTGCAGTTCAGCACTTCATGGAAGATGTGTTCGGCCTTCTCCATGTTGCGCTCATGGGGCTGGCCGTCATGCGTCTGCCCCTCAAGATAGGCAGAGCCCTTCCTGTAATGGTCGGCGGCATCGATATAGATCATGCGATGTCCTAGGAAGAAGCGGGGAGGCCCGAAGGCTTCCCCGCTCTCAACATCAACGGATCGTCGTGCGGCCGGCCATGCCGTCGCAGACGTAGAGGAACATGAAGGTGAAGAATGCCGAGGCCGAGCAGGCCACGCCCATCGTTGCCTGGATGGCAACGTTCGACGGGGACACATCGTCCGAAAGCGAAATCTTCGCCGGCATGAGATTGGTGACGCCGGTTGCAAGTCCGGTAGTGCCACCGCCGCCCCTGAAGACGCCTTGGTTGAAGATGCCGTAAGCGGTCGGCACTACGAGCTGCCCAGACAACGAGGTGGAATAGCTCTGTGACAACGTGGTCACGGACATGATGCCTGATCGGGTGAACGAGGTCCCCATCTGCATCGTCTGATCCGCGCCGCCGGTCTGCACGCGGCCCCAGAAATCGATGATGGTGCTTTTGTTGGGCACCTTCACGATTGAGAGGACCGTGGACGGGCAAACGGTCGTACAGACCGTGAGATGCCCGCCGTTGGCGGCGACTCCCGCGTGTAGATACTTCACACCCGGAGAGAACTGGCTGAAAGTCAGTGTTGCGCTTGCCATGGTTCAGTTCTCCTTAAGCCGGATTTGGCGAGTGTGAGAACGTGACGATGGTCCCGAAGTCTACGGTTGCGCCGGCAGGACCGGACGCGAACACCGTTTTCTTCAGTCCCCAGATCATCGCTGCCGCGATGCCGAGTTGGTTCTCGTAGTCGAAGAACTCCTCGGTCCATTTCATCTGCCGATCCGAGTCTCGCCGGCCTGTGGCGAAACATGCGGCCTGGGCACCGCAGAACAACGCTTTCTTTACGTTGCTATCGGTACTCAAGCTCGGAACACGCGAGGATTCGTGCAGGATGACGCCGTTGTACTCGCCCAAGGCACCGGAATAGATTCCGTTCTCCTTGTAGCCGCCGCCTTCTGCGCGAGCGCGCATGATGTCAAACCAAGTGACCGTTCCCGCCGCTGCATTGGTGCGGAGTTGGCGGACTTGGTTCGGATGCAGGAAGCAGACGTATTTTGCCTTACCGTCGATCATCAGAGGCCTGATCAAGGGCGTGGCAATCTTCGCCTGGTTGACCATCTTATCGATGGCCGGCAGTTGGAAGTTCACCTGCCTGATCGAACCGGAGTTCGATGAGGTCGCGGTGAATGAGGCTGTGGTGGAGGTTGAGCCCGCGCCGTAGAGAACGCGAGTATTGCCTGCCGCCGAGGTCGGGGCCGTTACGGTATTCTGCCCGATATAGGGGGAGACTGCCGTATCGACGCCGCCCAACTGATTGAAGAACGCCGTATCGATGCGAGCGGCGTACCAATCCTTGAGGCCGTCCAAGCCTTCCTGACGAACGGAGAACGGAACGCGCTGTTCCGACATTTCACCGCCCGAGCGGACTGCATGGCGAAGCTGGTCGATAAGGATGGAGTCGCGATAGATCGCCAACTCCTCTTCGTTGCCTTCCAGCGTGTCGTCACCCGTGATGCCGTCGCCGCTAAGCTGCATCCGCAGGCCGTAGTAGATCGTGTCGCCCGCGCCCCGGGTGAGGTCTTCCTTGACGTAACAGAGTGAATTCTTCGATGTGCCCATGAAGCGCGAGACAAAAGTCTCTTTCAACGCTTCGCGCATGAGCTTGGTAGCCCATACCTTACGAGCCATCGGATGGTTGACTGCGAATGATGTATTGGCCATCTGTGGTCCCTAGCGTGAGAGGTTGATGTTCCGGTTTTGCTGCCGATCACGCTGGCAACTCTGCGAAACACACCGATCACGCTGGTGAGCCACGAGGCGAGCCGTTAACGCGGGCAAGCCGCGTCCGCCACTAACGCGGGCGGAAGGCGAAACTCAGACGCTACTTACCACAACGTTATGAGGTTCAGTGCATACACCGTAGCGTTTATGTGATGAGCAATTTCTTAGTCGGAGGTCCCACCGGCTTGCTGCCCCTCAGCTTGTCGCCCACCTTGTCCGCGTGCTGCTGATCCGTGTAGCGCCGCGCGGTTTTGATGAAGTGGGACCGGCACACATAATCCACGGTTTCAGAAACCGTCACCGGAGCATTGCGCTGGCGCTGGAGGTTCTTTTGTACAGTCTCCAGCCAGTTGAATGTGTCGAGGTCGAGGAGAAGGGTAACGGCGTGCTTCATCCCATTTGCCTCATTCGCTTATCATTCTCTATGGCGCGAAACATTGCGTGGTCATAAAACCAAGCGGCAAGATCATCGAGGCTCTCTGTCTTAACCGGCTCAATCGGAATGTTCTTGCGAGCTTCCCTACACAGTATTTTGACCCATTTATCATTCATCCCAGCAGCCCCTTACGCTCCATAAGCGCCCATGCTTTATCAAATTCATCCCCCTGTAGAGACGCCAGATATTCGAGCGTGAGGTTGTCCTGCCCGTTGGGGGCGTTCTTGCCGCCCGAGAGTGACGACGCTGCTTTCTGTCCAGCCGCGAGGCGGGCGAGCTTGTTTTCCGGTGGCGCGGGAGGCTCTTTCTTGAACCCGCGCGCCTTGGCAAAATTGTAAATCGCCTCGGCTGGATTACGCCCCGTGCGGAACGCGTGAGAGACAATGCGCTCCTCTTCTGCGTTCACAACCTGCTGGACCTCTTGCGGGCTGATGCCGGGATAGCGGGCCTCGATTTCCTGTGTCGCGTTCTGGGCGAGCCAATTGTAGGCCTCCCCGAAATCCGGCTGTGTGCGCGAATACGCGACCGTTGCAGCCCGATAGTTGTCCACGAACTGATTGTATTCCGCCTGCTGTTTCTGGGCGGCCGTGGTCTGCTGCGTATGGCCTTGCAGCTCGTTGATCTTGCCCATGGCCTGGGCCAATTGAGCCTGAAGGTTGCCGATGGGGTCCTGGTTGAAATCGGGAATAACCTTCGGCGGCTCCGCTGGCTTCTGCTGTTGGGCCGCTCCCGGCTGCGGTGCCTGCGGGACACGCTTCAGCACTTCTTGGAACGTGCGCTCCAGCCGTTCGGCGCGCTCATCCGAGGCGCGTCTGCGGTCGCGTTCCTCTTTCAGGGCCTTGCCGAGATCGCCGCCGTGTTCCTTCTCGGGCTGGGCTTCTTTGCCGGCGGGCTTTTCTTGCTCGGCAGCGGCTTCTTGCTCTGGCTGTTCCGTCGCAGCCTCTTCGGCAGCAGCTTCGGGCGCTTCATCCATTTTCGCGCGTTCGTCGGGCGTAAAACCCTCATCATCGGTCTCTGAGGCAAGGAAACTCGGCTTTGCTGCCATGGTCGCGGGTCCTTAAATTAGGGATGGACTTGGTTCATGTTGCCGTCTTCATCCGCGAGCCAAATGTGCAGGATGTCGGACGGCGGATAAAACTCGTTGCGGAACGTGATGCCCTCTTCGAGCACCGTTTCCACGTATGCCTTTGCATATTTTAATTTGGGGAACGCTTTGGATGGGCGAACTTCCGCGCCGTCCAGATGCACGATGACCGCATATTGCTCCCATCTGCCAAGCGGCGGCATAAACATGGCGCTGGGAAATGGGCCTTTGTATTTGCCACCCGTGACCGATGGCGGTGGAGCCGGCTGCTCATCGAGCGAGAACATTGCCCAACCACCATCCCAGACTGGGCTTGTTGAGTAATAGTCATAGTTTCCCTGATAGATCACATAGAAGATCAGCTTACGTTCGTCGCTGTCCCAGAACGATGCTATCTGCTCTGCATTACTGGTCAGCGGAGTCACAAAATAGCAATCATCAAAATAGGGCGAGAATGCAACATCGTAAGTCCCATCCGAGAGATCGAACGTCAGATACGCCGCTTCATTCGCCGGGTTGGACCATGGGAAGGTGTAGCCGACTTGAAAATTCTGGTTCGACGGCACCCATACCAGCGTTCCTTCGGATAAGTTGCTAATACAGCTTGCGAAGGTCAGTTGCGCCGGAGTGTTCGGGAGCCCTGTTTTCCAGACAATTGCCCCCGTTGATTTATTGACCTTCACGAGATAGGACGGCTCGGTCCCTTGCAGGGCTGCGGGCGCTAGCTTGCCCACCCAAAAGATAAGAGACGCATCACTCGTATCGTACATGAGTTGACCGGCCTGCCCTTGAGTGACAGGCCACCCTGCGTCGAAATCAGCCGATGTATAGGTATCGACTGTAACAAGCGCGATTGTTGCGGGTTCGGTGAATGTCAGCTTTATGATCGCGGGGTCTGCTGTTCCGCTTGTTTCGTTCCGAAGAAAGTACAGCGCTTGGCTCGTCCCCGATGGCTGTTCGCCCACCACCGGCCAGATATTGTATGTCACCGTCGAATAGTCATTCGTTGTGACTGATGTCATCGTATCGACGTTGATAATCTCGACGTTATTCGGGTTATTGTTGACGAGGAAAATCGCGAGATAGTTCGTGCCGTTGAGTTCAAAGGCGACGAGCCGGAACGCGTCCGTGTCGGACGTATTGTAGTTGTTCGCGACCGCATACGGGACGAGCGTATCGACTTCGGTAAGGGTGGCTTGATCAATCTTCGACAGCTTCATGGCGGCGTTCCACCAAAAGCCGCCGACATCCGCTCCGGTTGTCGTGATAGCGTAAAGGTAGCCGTCAGTTCCAAGAACAAAGGCGGGCGAACATAGCAGCGAGTTCGCCGAGATCGCGCAGATGTCTCTGAGAAACGCGAACCCGAGCGATGATCCGTCCGCCGACGAATGGACGTTGATAATGTCGTCCCATGTCCCCGGGTTGGGGAATTCGTCAGCAAATTTGTAGTGCGAGAAAATCTTGCCCGTCGCGAACGACGGAACAATAACGGCCGGCTCATTGGTGGCCGGGAAACCCGGGAAACCAGGATACTCTTCTACATCCAGACGGGCGAATGTTCCGACCATCTAAAGGAGGTCCATCAGGAGCATTACGAACGCTTCCTCTTCCTGCCTGCGCTTTTTGCGCTGGGCTTCGAGGGCGGCGATGAGGACACGGATGGTGTCGAGCGATTGTGCAAGCGATTCAAAATCGATGGCACCCGGCAGCGGGAGATGCGCGGGGATATGTCCGCGAACAAAAACCTCTGGTACGAGCCCAACTTGAAGCTGCTTAGGGATTTCCCGGCGCGCTTCACGATAGAGCCTTTTAACCGCACTGATCGCTTCCTTTGTCCGCTTCTTGGTGTACTTCCCGGGCGGGAGATAGAGACGTTCTGTCGTGTGTGGCGCATGACGCCTAACGATAGTGGCGGCAACACTCGCGGCGGGGTTCTCGCCCCAACTGACGCCCCATGACTCGCCCCAGCTAACGCCCCATGCGTTGGCCATGTCATGGCCCCCACTGATTGCCCGGCACGCCAACACCATTCACGGCCACATCGTTGACGGATTGGATGTTGCTATCCACTTGGCCCGCAGCCGTGAATGTGAGGCTATCGGTTTTTGTCTTCACCGCTGCCGTATCGGATTTCACAGCCGCCATATCAGCAGAGACGCTTGCGCCGGCAGGAGCGCCAAGCCGCGACATGATCGCATCGGTGGCCGCGATGATGAGCGATTCATCGGCTGGATCGCTTGGCAAATTGTCAGTGCTCAACTTGATGGCGTCAACCGTCGTTTGCGCTGCCCGGCTGGAAATCGTGGTGTTGACGTTATCAACCAACAGCTTGCCGATACTGCCTACCGTTGTCAGCGCCGATGTGAGGCGATCCCACACCGCCGCCGCAATCTCTGTCCCCACATCTGCCGCGATCTTCGCGGCAGTAAGGAAATCGGCGGCGAACTTGGCAGCGGTGAATGCACCATCGTTGATTGATGCAGTCGTGATGACATTGGCTCCGATAGACGATACGGCACAGCCAGCAGCCGCCGTGATATTCGTTGTACTCGCGACAGTCGCATTAGTCGGGAACGTAATCGTTCCGCCGTTCACAACCGGATTGGTCTTGATCGTATCAACGTCAACTTTCTGCGTTGTCTTGATCGTGGTTCCGCTCAAATCCACGGCAGTAGTTGGGCTTCCGACATTGGCCCAATCGACGCCAGCTTCCCCGCCCGCGCTTACATCCAACTTCCGTCCCGCTGTCGTCGGGACAAGCGGCAGTTCCACTGTCGTTAGCGCATTCCACAGCTTCACGTTGACATCCGGCGTGCCTGCTGTGCCTGGGGTGAGCCATGCGGTCCCGAGCAATTGCGTGACGTTCACGCCGCCGCCTAGGCCCGTCGTCAGTGGACGCGGGTCCCAGACCTCGAACACGAAAGCGCCGAACGCGTCGTTGGTGGTTGTATTGTTGGGGCCGCCATATTTAATCGCCCCGTTCGCGGAGGCTACAATCTCCACGCCATAGGCGGCGTCCCAATTGACCGCGCCCGCGCTGAGACCGCCAATGGTGAAATCGCAGCTTAGGCAAATCTGTGATGTGGCGATGGCGGTTTGCAGGAGGTTCACGTTGGGGGATACCCGCGCCCTAACAGTCGAGCCCTCCAAGATGCCCAATAGAACCTGCGGGCTCGTGGTGCTGCCATGATGGACGCATGACATTTTAACCTTGACGAATCCGTGCGCGGGGACTGTGAAGGCAATCCGCAGATTGGTCGTGTCGAGAGCGGTCATCGCCAGCAACGACGTGGTTACTTTGCTAACCGCGCCTGCCGGATCGTAGAGTGCCGCTCCGAGGAGATTCATAGCAGCTCCATCAGCAATATGAGGAACTGCGCTTCTTCTTTCCGCCGCCTGCGTTTCGTCGCCTCAAGCGAGGCAAGCAGAACGCGAATCGTCTCTAACGACTGCGTGAGGGCCTCGAAATCGATCTCAGATGCAGGAGGTAGCACGCTGCGCGCACGCGAATCGCGGGTGATACCTTCGGAGATGAGACCAGCTTGCAAAGGCTTTGGAATAGCCTTGCGGGCTTCTTGGTAGAGCTTCTTGACTTCACGGACAGCCTCCGCCTTGCGCTTCTTGGTGTATTTGCCGGGAGGCAGATAATAGCGTTCAGGCTGATGCCGTGGCGCGCGCCTGCGCGGAATCGCCGCCGCAACCGGCTCGTCTACAACGGGCGTGTCTGGAAGCGTGATCCCGTAATAGGTGGCGATGTTGCCGCGCAGCGTTGAGCGGTTCGGCGCAGACAAGACGACGGGGTAGACAATTTCTTCAGCGATATAACCATCCCACACTTGATTCGTGCTGTTGAGTTCGGGATCGCCGGTTCCAATGCAAGTCGGCTGGTCTATCTGGGCAACAAGCCCGCCCGAGTCCAATGCATTTGTATAAGTCTGTGGTGCACCGTTTAAGGTTGCGACGCCAGAGCCGAACTTCCAAGCGGACTCGAAGAGGTGCAGCCCAGAACTTACGTCTGTCGCGATGTCGTTAAACGTCCCGGCATTATTTGGTGTGGCCCATTGTTCAACGCGATAATTCCCCGAGGCCTCTCCGATATGCCAAGCCAAGCGGACTTCCCAATACGGGTCTTCATCATTTTCAAGGACGTTTGCCCCAATCAGAAACCGGCTGTTCCCATCGCCAATGTGATTAAAAACGACGAAGACGCTCGTCTCACCAATCGGGAGGTCCATCCTGTCGGTAGGTAAAAGCTGCTGAGTTGCAGCTGATACGAATTGAAGCGCTGGCCTACTATTTTGTGCATTGGCTATCCACTTCGGCTGCTGCGAAGCGGTTGCGTTCGTAACGTCCAGGCCGCTCCCACTTTGGTCGTAGAGCGTGACGCAAAAGGAATTACCGCCCGCCCATGTCGCAACAGCCGCGACACTCACCGAACCATCCGCGCCCGCAACAAAATCCAATTCTGCATCGTCACTGGCGCGGCGCAGCCTGATAACGGGTTGTCCAATCCATGCGGCGCTTAACGCTCGCGCTGGCGACATGGCAAGACACGCCCCAGGCACGAGATCGAGCGGGCCGACGAATGGCATTATTCATTGATCTCCGCGCCCGTCAGTTCGCCCTTGGCATCGCGGACAACTTTCACCGTGCGCTTACGCGGTCTGTGTGCCTTCTCGAAATGATCGCTGAACACCTTCTCGATGACATCCTTGTGCCCAGCGATTTTCTCGTGAGCATCGGCCTCGGTCTTATGCGCTTCCGCTTCAGTCTTGCGCTTGGCCAATTCCATCTCGCCGGCCGTTTTCTGGCCTGCCATTTGCAACTCGGCCCGCGTCTTGTGCTGATTGAGCGCCAGATCGTGCTCGGTCTTGCGCTGCTCGATCTGTAATTGCGCCTCGGCCTTCTCGCGCTCCAATTGCAGCTTCACTTTCTGGATTTCTATTTCCACCATCATCTTTTCGCGTTCGAGCTGCATCTTTTCGCGTTCGATGGCCATGTCTTGTTGCGCCTTCACCTGATCCATTTGCAGCTCGGTCATCTTCTCTTCTTTTTTCTGCTTGAGCTGCTGGTTCTCCTCGCCCATCTTTTGCATTTGCTGCTGCAATTGCTGAATTTGCTCGGGGGACATACCGGATTTGGCGATGTGCTCTTTCCAGACTTGCGTGAGCTTGGAGGGGAACGGCGCGTAATCGAGAATGTCGGGCGGAATCGGAACGCCCATCTTGGCGAGCGTGGGAAGCAATTCTCCCAACATGCCGAATACACGCTCTTTCATGTTGGGAGAGGTCGGGGCCTCATCCACGATCACATCATAGCGTGAGGTTTCGGGGAGCTTGGCCTTGCTCAGTTCAGCGTAGAACTCCCCCTGCTTGCCGGATTGCGGGTTTGTCCCATTGATACGAACGAGCCGGCCATCCGAGAGATATGTCTGGATGAAGTACAGGAGGACGCGGCCCTGCTCCTTGCGGTAGCGGCGTAGCCCGTCAAAGAGAGGGGCGATGATGGTAACGCCAGCCTGCTTACGTTGATGCTCCAACACACCCGCTTGTTCCCGGTTGGCCATTCCGAGAAGTTCAAGGTTGATTCCGGTGACTTCATGAACGCTGTCCAGAAAATAGGCCACCAGACGGTCCAATCCGGCCGGCAATTTGACTTCAGGCTTGGGCATGATCTTCTGCGATCCGCCCGGACGCAGGAAAATCAGCGCATCCGTGCGCGCCCATTTCTGCTCGACCTCGGCCGGATTATCGACTGCGTCTTTCTCCATCATCACGCCGCCCTTGGACGACTTGGTGAGGATGTCGAGAATCAGCGATAGGAATTTGTTGCCGTACTTTTGCGGGTCCATCATGGCGGCGACGATGCCGTACCATGTGTTCTTGTTCCTATCGCGCTTGTACGTGATGCAGCGATAGGTTGAGCCGTCTGGGAACGGGCTGTCGCTCTCTTCCAGATTGGCACCGCCCGCAATAAACGCCTGACGCCAGCGGATGCCCGTCTGCTTGATGTACTGGACGCCCGACTGATCGAGCTTCTTCTTCAACTTCTTGAACGCCTGCGCCGTGATCCTCTCAGCCGCTTGCCCAACCCTGTACATGGGCACACGCTCGGCCCATTGGATTTGCATCACGCCGATGGTATTGCGGCCCCGGGAGGCTTGGGACGAGCCCTGCTCGTTGTTGTAGGCCTCGTTGGGATAGACGTGCTGGCGTTCTTCGAGATCGTCTGGGGCTTCCCACCACGGATCAACCTGGGCATTGGCTTGGGCGTCGGGCCAACGCGCGTAGAACTCGTCCATCGGCATTTGCCGAATGCGTGCGATCCACTTGGCATCGGCCAGATTGCGCTTCTTCGCACCCGGGTCCCAATACATATCCAGCGGGTCAATGCGATCCATGAGAATGGAGAGTTCGGGATCGATCTCATCGTCCAGCCGGGTTTCGATCCAGCCCATGCCGCATATGGTCGTATCCTCGAAGGCGTCCGATTCCTCGTCCTCGGCATCGCAGCCGTCACGCACCCAATCGGCAGCGCCCGTCAGTAGCTCATTGACCTGAACGTCGCCCAACTCTCTCGGGATAAAGCGTGTCTCTTGGCGATTGTTGACCTGGGTTCCGAGAATGGCGTTGACGGCTCTTGCGGTGCGGTTGATGACCACGGGAACGCGGTCCTCATCCTTCATCGCTGCTATATCTTCATCGTCCCATTGCTTGTTGGCGACGAGATCGTACCACTTCTTGGCTTCTTGCCGCCAAGTGGAGGAATGACGCTTGGATTCGCGATAGCAGCGAAAGGCCATCGTGACGGTTGAGTCGAGATCGTCTGAGGATGAGATTTCTTCAGCCATCGGTCATCGATCCCAATGGCTCATGGCGCTATCGATGAAGAACCAAATGGCGATGAGAGCGCAGATAGTTGCCAGCTCTAGGATTATCATTCCGCCGCTTCCTCGCTGCCCAGTCCATGCCGGTCCTTGAACTTCGCGAACCCATCGCTGCCCTTTGCTTTCGGCAACGCGCGGGGCTTGGGTGCGAGCTTCTTGCGCAGCGCGTTGATGGCCTCTTGCGCGGTATCGAACGGGCCGGCGCACACCTCGTCCTTCTGGCTCTCATCCCACTTGGGAACGCTCTCCGTGGCTGGCTGGCCATCGCGGAGCACCTTGCGGTCCTCGAACACGATATTGCAGTCCTTGTCCTTCACGACGCGGATAGGCCCCATGATCCATACGCCCTCGGAGTTGGCCTTGAGCGGATAGCGGGCGGTGCAGGTTGAGCCTTCGTAATGGTGATAGGATTTAGCGAGTGGCATTTAGGGTTCTCCACACATTTTCTGAGCGATTGCTCCGCTGGCCAACATCCATACCATCCCGAAAAGCAGCCCAATCGGGAACGCCCCGTTTGAGATGTAGGGGCTCGCCAACACCCAAAAGGCAATGAGGCCTGCGAGGAAAATCACCAACTGAGCTACGATTCTCAGTGAGACTAAGCTGCCCATGAAGACCGTCTCCGTTCGGATTTGGAGGAATAGGCGGAACGCTTCGGCGGTGCCGCGTGCTGTTCCTGATACGCTACAGCGCCGGTCCTGAACGCATCCGCATCATGCGAGGACCAATCGTGCTTGGGCGTGTTCGAGTACGATTTCGTCTTGTCGCTCCATTCCTTGTGGTAGTTGCGGAGCGATTCCAAGCCGAGCGCACACTTCTCGCGGTCGAATATGCAGCGGTCGAGGATTTGGCGCGTTCTAACGATGCCGGATTGAATCTCGTCTCTCGCCTGCACGATTACCGAATAGCCGAGATCGTAGAACATGGCCTCTAGCGACTTGCCACCCATGCCCTGCTTCACATATCCCGCATCGTGCGGGACGATATGATCGCCGTAGACATAGCCGAGCTTCTCACGCTTGCCCGAGAGCATCTTGGCAATCTCGCCGGGCTCGCAATACGATTCGGACCAATGATCGATAACGCGGATTTCAAGGCCGGATTTCTGTGTGAACCAAATTGATGTTGGATCGCGCCGGCCCAAATCCCACCACGTATCCACTTTCAGCGTCTTATCGTGGCGGACGGATGTTAGGCGTCCCTCGTCCTCTGCAATCGTCAACTCGCGTCCGTAATAGGAGCCGATCACCGCGACGTTGAAGTCGCAGAGATATTCCTGCCTGAAGCGTGACTCGCCGTCCGATCTACCGAATTCGCGGATGTATTCGCGCTGTTCGGTTTCGAGGGCTTGGGGCGTGAACACATCTGTATCGTTGGCCGTCAGTTTTTGGACGAACCAATCAGCCTCGTCTTTGTGGGATTCGTATGTTGTAGCACCATGATTCCGCCCACGCGGAGTGTAAATAAAAAGCGCCCATCCGCCGTTTTCTCGAAGAATTGGGCGCAAGTACGCCCACGAGGAAGGATCAGACAGAGCCCATTCTGAGAAAACGATGCCGACAGGCGGCGAGCCAACCAACGAGTTGTAGTTGTCTGATCCAACCACTTGCCACGTCGAGCCGTTCTTGAACCGGATGAACATCTCGTTCTCGCGCGTGGCTTCGCGGAGTTCGTGCGGGAAGGCTTCATCGATTCTCCGCTTTCCTGTGTGGGGATTGACCGCGTTCCAAATCGCCTTGCGCGCTTGCTCGGCTTGCGGGAGGAGATGCCAGTAAACGGCCGGCTTCTGCATCGCGGCACATGCGGTCCAGTGCAGCGTTACCTCGTCTTTACCGGCGCGACGATGCCAAACCGCAACCGCACGCTTGCCGCCACGTTCGAGATAGTTCCAGAGCGGTTGCTGATATCCGCGTGGCCTCCAACCATTATGGGGCAGAGTGATTTCAGGCATCGTTGGTCGCGAGCTGGCGAACTGTGACTTGCGGCAATTCCTGCTGAACGTCTTTGGCCAATTGCAGGATGTTGACGATCACTCGATTGTCTGCGCCGCCGCTCTCGCTCTCAGGAGCCCCCCAGCCGCGATTCAACATCTCACGAGCCGCCGCCACTTTTGCCGATGACATCGCCTTTGGATTGACCATCACACCTACGAGCGTGCCGATTGCTAATCTGGTATGCGAGCGCGCCAAAGATCGAATATCGGTAGGCGTCTTAGCCATTTACTCAGCTTCCGTCCTAGCCGCGTCCAGTAGGTCCGCTATGGCGTGGCTCAGCCAATCGACTCGCTCCTCATGCCGCGCGATTAACGCCATCACCGCGCCTGTGCGTGGCTCTGGTGTGTCGGTAAGCGTTTTGATCTCGAAGAGCGATGCTTGGCGCAATTGTTGGAAGCCGGCCAGCAATGCGCGCCACTCTTCGCCGTCCGCTTCGTATTGGATCGGGAGTGGGCTCAGCTCGTCAAAGCCGTTTTCGCTAGTCATTCAGGCGCGCAACGTTGTTCTTGGCTGCCCGCCATTTCCGCATGTACTGGCGGTGATAGTCCTTGCGGATTGGGGTGAGCGTATTGTCGCCGTGGCGCTCGGCTAGAATGCGTTCCAAGCTGATTTTACGGATTGGCTGTGTGGGGGCTTCGCTCATTCGGTGGGCCATGCGGTAATATCGCTGGGTGCGCTGATTTTCAGATTGCGGATTTCACGAGCCGTGAGCTTCAATCCCATGGTCTCAACGTGACGGGCAGCGGCTTCGATGCCATCGTTGAACGTGACGGGATTGGGCAGAAATGGCTCAGCGACGAATGCGGGCTGGGGGTCGCCCCATTGCCGGCCTTGGAAGTAGCGCCAATAATCTGGAAAATCGCCCGTGGCCATGCTCACCCTCGCAAAGCCCAACGGACGCTGCGAGGGAGCCGGGGGAGGAGGACCAGCAGCGTCCATTGGAGCCAATGCGCGTGCTCTTAGGCGCAGCACGCTTGCGTGAGTAGTTATTTACTACGGGTTGAGATGGTCGAGTGCATACGGCGTAGCGGAAATCTTCTAGCCCTTGCGGATGTAGCGTTCTTTCCAGAATCGCATGAAGGCTTCGCCAATTTGCTTGGGATCGTGGATTTCCTGGTCGGGAAGATAGCCGAGTTCGATCATGACCTCACCTATCGAGTGTGAGATTTCAACATGGGCGAAGGTGAGAGCTTGACGCATCCTCTGGCGATAACGCTTTGAGCGGAGGGTGATGGTGGGATCGGACGCGCTCACTGAGGCCAGCTCCTCCACGTTCCAATGGCGATGCCAATTATGAAAAACGCTGCTCCCGATAGCAGGATGTACAGACCGAATTGTTTGGCAAGGCGCTTCACTTCAGAACCATCCCGAGGGTGTGAATATCCCTCCTCGATTGCGCCATGTCGTCATAGGTGTTCGCTACCCTTAGCAGCGATTCCTTGGTGCGAGGATCGGACATTGAGGAGGCGATAACCCGAACCTCTTCGGCTCGGGCGAGGTAGCGTTCGGCTGAGTCTAGGTCGTCTTGCATTTGGCTCACTCCCCGATTCGATTCCGCATCATCCAAGCGTCCATTTCAGCACGCTCAGCCGCCGCCTTGGCGTGTTCCTCCGGTGTGGCGCGGAACGTGTCGCGTTGCCTTGTCGAGGATGTCCTGAACGGGTCGCACGCTTCCCTCAGTTGGCCCGGCGTCGGGAATTTCGTGTTGTCGGGATTGTTCCGCCATGCTCGGCATCCGCTCCGCAATTGCTCCACGCTCAAGCCCTTCAGGTCCTCGTTGTACGTCTCGAACAGCATCGCCCATTTCCGAGGGTCCATGTCGGGACGCCAGAAGGCGGGGACTAGAGCCAATCTCTCCAGTTCCGTTACGATGTCCCGTGGCGTTGCCTCGCTCCACTTTTGCAAGGAAGATGGCGGCTCCTTCGGTGCCTTTGTCATGGCTCGAAACCTTTCCAATTCTGCGTTTGCTATCGTCCAGCGCCCAATTGATCCATGTCCGGCGCCAGTCCATCCGCGCGGCATCGCGCGTTCTGGAGGACCAGTAATTCGCGAAGCGTGTCGCTTCCAAGCGGAGGTCTATGTGCGGGAGATCGTGTTCGTGGCGCCGAACGTCCGCGTCTGCGATCCATTCTTCAGAAACCAATTGGTCAGGAGGCCAACGTGTACCCTTGGGGGCGGCGCGCACAGCGCGCTCTACTACTTTCTGTTCTGTATCTGGTTCTGTATCTGGTTCTGTATCTGGTTCTAGCACCGTCACAGAGCCGTCACGTGACGCGTCACTCGGGCGTAACGTTACGCTTGGGTTACGCGTTGGGTTCTTGGCACGGTAACGCCTCATCCGTTCGGCTGATGTGGCGTCGTGACCGTCACTCGTGAACTGATGTTGGTCCCAATCGTGGGGGGCGTAGCCCTCGCCTTCGCGCTCGATCAGCTTGGCGCTGATGAGGGCCTGTAGCGTGTCCCTGATCTTGCCGGCCGGCATCCGTAGCGAGAACGATAGCGAGTCAACGTCGCCCGTGATCCGGCCCCCATTGCGCTTGGCGAGGCACCAGAGGTTAATCAACATGCGGAACGCGCGATCCGAGAGCATCTGTATCTTCGGGTCGTCCAAGATGTTGTCGTAGAGCCGCAGCCACGCCATCAATGTTTGTATCCAAACGTTACGGTTAGAGTGATCGCGAGAGCTGAGAGCCAATAGCAAACGTCTGCCCAGCTTCCATGAATGGCCCAGCGGGCAGCGTTGAGCGTGTACAGCGTCATGATGATGAAGCTGAACAGGCGCGGATCGAGGAGAATCTGTCTCATGCCGCCTTCTTCCCCCGGATGGATTTTGTTGGAAGACCCGCTTGCTTCGCGGCGCGGGGGAAAGAACCCAAGCCCACCACCCGCCCATTGGACGAGTCGTGACGAGTGGTGGTTGGGATGCGGGGCATGGGGCTACATCGGTCCCATGCGGACGTTGGTAACGACGTGCGGCTTGCGACGGCGCTTTGCATTCTTGCGGAGCCGATGCTGTCCGCCCGTGTGTTGGCCCAACCGGCGTGAGGGCCGTGGCGGCTTAAGCCGAAACTCTTGCGGTTCAAAGGCCCCACCGCGATCAAACGCTATAATTTCATCGCGCATGGCCTTGGGCGTCTCATAACGCTGCCACTGTCCATTGATGCGGAGGTAAAGGCGCGACAAGTGAACGCGCGCTTCCTCTGCAACGCGACCGCACGCCCGAGCTACCGCGCAACTCTTGGGCTTCTTGCGATTCGCGCGCCGGCAGTCATCCTCTGTGACGATGAGCCTGACCGGCTTCTTTGCGTCGAAAACCTTCAATCCATCTATTGTGATTAACTTGCTCACGTCGTTTCTCCTTCGGTTGATACCCGTGCGGGCGCACGGCTAGAGGGCCGGATTTCAACCCGAGCCCCGATTACACCGCCCCATTCAGCGGTGACTTTGCGGACGGTCTTATTGGTATCGCCGTCAATGATTCCGTTCTGTACTAAGCAGTCGATGACGCACTTGATCCGGTTGTCTATGTCGCCGCGCGACTCCTGAACCGTGATGGTGATATCTACCGGCCCGACCGATACGCGGGGACGCTGCGCCATAAGCATCAATGCAGCTTCTTTCTTCCACGCCCTGTACTCGGCAGAGGGAAACCGCCCGTGCGTCTTGGGATTGTTCACGAACAGATTGTTCACGCTCAGCGGCTTCGGCAAATCAACGCTGAACGTGCCGTTCGCAATCCGTCTGCGCTCTACTGTGGCGGGGTTGAGTTTCATGCAGCGTCCCTAAACACGCTCGCCGCCCACTCGGTCGGCTGCATCCAACTGCACTCATCCGCGCTATAGGAGAGTGCCCACTTGATGTTGCAGTAATCTTCGTCAATCAGCGGATCGGTTTTCCGAAGCTCATCTATGCGCCGGCAGGCGTGAAGCACCGTCGTATGATCTCGGTTGCCGTAGACCTTGCCGATATAGGGGAGGGATCGGGTTGTCAGTTCACGACACAGAGCCATTGCGATCTGACGTGGCCGCGCGAGCCGACGGCATCGCCGCGAGCTTTCTATCTCCGACTTTGAAATCCCGAAGTGACGACACACAGCCCATTTGATGCCGTGCGTTGTCGTGTGCGTCCGCATTGTTCTCCCCTCGACATAAGGCGGAGAGAGCGGCAGGGCCGCTAATCGGGGGGCCGTTGATCAACAGCGCCCGCCACTCTCTCCAAGGAAACTCTTCAGGCTACGTCAGTGAGCTGCCGATTTGCCCTGCGGCAGTAGGCGAATTACGTCAAAACACCCAGATTGATTTGTCGGCCAGTTCTATGGCCACTTCCTCGTTTACGAGGCGGTCATTCCAAATCTTTTGGAGCGCGAGGCCGAGCGCTTCCGACGATACGGTCCCGACCTTCCAAGCGAGCCTGACGCCATCAGGATCGCGGAGAGCTACCGCATAAGCCTCGTTCTCTGTCACGCCCACATCGCGCGCCATCCAACAAGCGACAGCGGCGGTGAGGAACCACGCTTTCATGCCCGTATTGTTTCGGCACAGGTTGATTACCTGGGACAAATGCGGATGGCGCGGCCCATTCACCCACTGTCTCACGGCCACATCGCTCACACCGCTTTCACGCGCTGCTTGGCGAGCCCATCCGGGCTCTGTGCCGTAAACCGCCTTTATTGCCTCACAGAATGACTCGGTGAGAAACTTCACCATCCGCTCATCAAGAAACTCATCTTTGGTGGTAGTGGGCGGAGGTAGTGTGGCGAGGGCGAATGCTCCCTGCTTTACGCTTTCGATAACGCGGAGCACTTCATCATGCGGAGAGAACCATTCACCGCTTAGGCGGTGGGCCGCGAGCTGCTTGTGCAAATGCCGCTCAACATCGCTGCCGCCATCATAAACCGCGAGAAGTTCAAGCCTCTCAGCAACGCCGGTCTGTAGGGCGTTAATACGATCCTGAACTCGGCGGCTTTTACCGATCTTAATCGGGCCACCTTCGCCTCGCTGAAGGAAATAGATTTGCATCAGTGCCCCACGCCAATCTCGCGGAGCCACGCGCGGGCGTACTGTCCCTCTTGGTCCTCTTGCAGCGACTTGCGCCTAAGAACTTGCAATAGCCGCTCATCGCGATTGTAGAACCGCCCAAGGTCCGCTTCCTCAGCGAGGAGAAGCCCGACCTCATCAAACACCTTGGCCATCGCGAGCGTGTAGGATGTATTTGCTGCGCGCCGACCAAGCTTCCAGCTCTGCGCCGTGTCCTTTGTGCATTCGACAGCGCGCGCAATGTCGCCCTCGGAGTAACCCGAGAGAGCGTCAGCGATTTGATCCGCAACGTATTTCTGCGAGGGGCGAGCGAATTCTGTACGCGGTACGGATTGTGTACGCCTTACTCCGTTTGAAGCTGTAGCTTGAGCGCGGCTATCTCCCCGTCGTGAATTGGAACGATGCTGGAGAGCGCGAGATGCGTAGGCCATCACACTTCCTCACAATGCGGTATGTGATGGCGGCAATAGGCCCGACCGTCGAAGGCCTCTTGCTGTGCCCACATCTTGCAACGCTTCCGGGTGAGCATGACGTGGGAGCACCGGCCAAGAAATGCTGCCGAGCGTCTGCCGACGTGCCGGTCCTCGAATTCGTCGTCAAAGTCGCCAAGCTCGCTCATCTACTTTTCCCCCTTTGGCATGGGCGGTTCTTTCTGAACCGGGGGATACTTCTTGAAAGAGGATGCGAGAACTTCACGCATATGCGCGAGAGCATCGGCTGGGGTGATGGGCTTCTCGCGGATCATTGCGGGGCCATCATCGCGAGTAGGGCGAATACCCAAACGAGAATCGCTGCAATGGTCGCGAAGCGCATGTTGCTCATGGCAGCGCGCCCCCCATCAGAAACCCCAGAAGCCACATCGCAAGAAGCGCGAGAACCCGTATGAACGGATCGTCCAATGTCCGCTGAATTCCAACTCGCGCTGAGCGTGGCGCTGTGCTCTGCCCTGCCTGTGCTGGCCTATCTATTGGCGAGAGGGGGAAGGAAATGAGCAGCGCGGTCATATCATTCCACCGCTGGCGAAATGTGGTTAACGGATGGAACATGGGCGGAATCATGCACTTTTGCCGCACCAAGTCGTTCGGGACTCTTTCCGTACGCTTGCGTACTGTCGATGTACGAGCGCGGCCTTACACGGGTGGGGAGAGCCGCAATGCAGCACGTTGCCTTGATAGTCTCTTTGTTGATCGAGGGTTCGCGCGCAAAGCGCGGCGTGAAATGGTGCAAGGAATACGGCGTGGGATACGCCCGGCGAAAGCTGGGAACGCCTGTACAGGCGATGACTGCCGGATCGGAAGCACAAACCGCCTTCACGGAAGAACAGCGAGCCGCCGAAGAATTGCGGACGATCTGTCGGAAGTGCGGCGGTTGCCGCTGGAGCGAGGAATAGATCACGAATCGCTCGCTTCCGTAACGAACTCATGCCACGGCCTGCCCGTGAGCTTCGCCATACGGCGTGCGACTTTCACGCCGACCGGACGCCTCCCATTGATGATGTCGGAAGCGTTGCCTTTGCTGGTCTCAAGCCGCGCGGCAAGCTCGGTCACTGTATGGATACCAGCATCCTTCATGTAACGCGCAATCGGATTATCGGGGAGGGTGGTGTGGTCAATCATGACGGCGAGGTTCGTACATTCGGAACTCTAAGTCAAGGGGGTGTTCCGAACTTCGGGAACGACAATCAGGCCTGCCGGTTCCATAATCCGGGCATGGCCAAGAGACGCTCAGAAGCCCGCCCAGGCTGGTACGCCGCCGAATGGCTGGAATACCTCCACATGCAGCAAACCGACCTCATCGAGGCTACGGGGCGCTCCAAGGGGCGGATTTCAGAGCTGGTCTCTGGCCGGCAGCGGTTTAACGAGGATGACCTTGCCGCCTTCTCACGCGCTCTCGGGGTCACTCGGGGGTACTTGCTCGATGTGAACCCGCTGCTGGTTCGGAACAAGGCGCTTCTGGATCGCGGCACTCTCCCGCCCCCACCGGTGCCCAGCAGGCCCGTAGGCACCAAAAAGCCACAGGACAGGGCCTGAGAGCCATGCGGGGGATCGCGGCTGTAGCGGCTTCCCTGTGGCTCCTGATGGGCTGCGCTTCCCCAACCTGGGTCAAGACCGTCGATTCGATGTATCCGGGCGATGCGAACGCAGCCCGATATGAGTGTGAGCGCGACGTGCGCCAGTCCGGCTACTACGGTCCCGGACTGATCGGGGTGTTTAACGCCCGATCCTTCTACGGCCAGTGTATGAGAGCCAAAGGCTTTTACGAGCAGGCTCCGACACCTTAACCGGCCCGCAGGGCCGGACTTCCCAAACCAATAGACCCCCCCGGAACTCGTCCCCAGAAAATAATTCGCACATCTGGAACTTTGCTATGGACATATGGTTCCGAATGTGCGAACCTCCCTATCACTTGAAGCAGGGAGCACGGGAAATGGCGACGCTGAAATTCTTCTACAACGGCATTAAGGGCTCGGACGGCAAGTTGCAGACGGCGCGCTACTCGGATGGCGAGCTGCTCAACCACCCGCGCGGCACGATCACGATCTACGCGCGCCAAGGTTTCTCGGGCGATGTGGCGAAAGCCTTCGCAATCGAAAACGGCACCGACATCATGACCGACTATTTCGAGCGCGACCGCATCCGCGTTGCCCCGACGCACCCGCTCTATTCCGAAGTCAAGGCCGCGCTCGCGAAGGCCGAGGCGCGCAATGCCGCCAAGCGCGCTGATCTGCAAGCCAAGTTCTCGGCCCGCTACGACCTCGACAACGTGTGGCCGTCATGAGCGTTTTTCGCGTCAGGTTCAAAGTCGGAGGCGGACACGTTCATTGCCGCGTGTTCGTGGCACGGTCGAAGAATACCACGTTCGCGAAGTCGGGCGACCTCTGCGTCACGAAGGGCGAAGAGTTTGAAAGCCTCGTGCGCTGTTTTAGCGGCGCGGACTTTCTGAGCGATGACGAAGATGTCGGGATGCTGGAGGCGTGTAGGTCATGAACCAGCAAGTAACCGTCTGCGGTTTCCCGGCCTGCACGTGCTCAACCCGCGTCATGTGCCCGGTCGTGCTCGGCCATCGCACATTTGCTGATCGCGTTCGGACTTTCGCGCGCAAGTGGCGGTGGCAGAAATCGCAAGGGCTCGAACGCCTCTCGCTTCGCTTCTGGCTCTACTGGATCGTTACGGGAAGGTACCAAGGATGAACCTCGAAGACGCATCGGCAATCGTGAACGATATGGGCTGCACCCAAACGCAGGCTCGCGCCATAAACTTCCTGATTGATAGCTCAAGGAAGAACGCTTGGGCCAACGGCATGGCGGAAACGAAGGCAGCACTTCTAGCATCGGCTCGCTATTCGTTGGCCTTAAAGAACGCAGCGACGGAACTTGTGGACGCCGCTGATGCGTTTGTGGACGGCCACATGGGCTGCCGTGGCGCGTCGAATGTGACGCTGCTGAAAGCCATCGAAGCCGTGCGAGCCATCGTTCTGAAAGATGAACCTATCCCATGACCACAAGCGCGAGCGATCTGATTGCAGACGCGGAAGCCTTAGAGCACGCCGCTAGGCTTGCAGACGCCCTCATTCTCAACAGCGAGGAAGATCGTCGAGCCGTCGCCCAATATGCCGATCATTGCAGAAAGAGCGCGGCGATGTTGAGGGCGCAGATTGTTTACGACCATGCGTCTACGGATGCAGAAGCCCGTCGCGAAGAGGATGAAGCCGACACTTGGCACAAGGAAGCGAGCTGGTCATGAGTGAGACGAAGTTCACGCCGGGGCCGTGGCAGTGGGACACCTATAACGACGTGCTCGCGGAAGGCGGGATAATCGTTGCCCACACTTACGACCATCCGACAAACGACCCTGAAGATTATCCGGCAGACCCAATCGAAAATGCGAAGGCGAGAAGCGTTTGGTACGCGCAAGCCAATGCCAACGCCCACCTGATAGCCGCCGCGCCTGATCTGTATGCGGCGTTGACCGATATGTTCGCGTTGATCGATGAGGGGTGGTTGGTCCGTCAGACGAATGAAGACCATAAGCCAGCGTTCGCGGTTCGGATGCTGCCTTTCGTCGCGCGAATGCAGAAGGCCCAAGCCGCCCTCTCTAAAGCCCGTAACGACCAATGAAACAGACATTCGCAGTAATTGGCTTTGTCGCTGTGATGGGATTGATTTTCTACGCTCCGCTTTGGATTCCGTAAGTCCGACCTTCGGTCGGGGAAAGAAAGAAGATGGGCTGGCCTGAAGCAATCCAAAACATCGCCATGTATGGGATCGGCGCAGCGACCTTTGTGGCCACCATCTGGATCATGGCGAGGAACATATGATCCATCGAACACCATTAAATCAGAGACAGAAAGAACTTCTCTGGTCCAAGCAATCCGGCCTCTGCGCTGAATGTCGCGAGCCCTTAGAACCCGGACGCTTTGAAGACGACCATACTCTCGCCCTCATAGATGGGGGAACGAACGAGCTTTCCAATCGAAGGCTCCTGCATCCGCGCTGTCATCGGGCGAAGTCGGCTGTGGAGCATCGTGCCAACTCGAAAGTCAAAAGGCTCAAATACGGCAAGACCAAATCGGGTCGGAAGATTGCGAAACGTGCTGACCCTTGGGGCACAGAATGGAAAGCGAGGCAATCGACATGATGACCGACATGGAACACAAGCGTCTGATACTCGCGCTTAAGACCGTCTCAGCCGCCTTACGTCTCGTCAAGCATGAGGCGGAGCTGGGACTGTCGAGAACGGCAAGCCAGCTCATCGACACGGCCCTGCAAGTGGCCGAAGAGGAACTAGAAGATGAGAAGTCCGACGCCTAAGGAGCAAGTCTGGGCTTGGCATCGGGCGGCGCTCGCGGGATTGCGTCCGCCCATCCATGACAGCACTCCACAAGCCGGGTTCTTCCTTACTCGGCTTGAGGCTCGTGGAAAGTTCGTTCCGGGATCAATCTGGCTTGAGCAGATCATATGCCCCGAGACGGGCGAACTGCTTGCCGATGAGCGTTACCGCGCTGAAATCCTGGGCGAAGAAATCGAAGTCAACGAGGCCTGGATGTGGCTTTCCAAAAGGCCCATCTGCAAACTTTTCTACACCCAAAAACTAGGGGAGTTATTCTGATGCTGAAATACAGCCCACAATTGAACGAGCTGGCGAAGGCGCTGGCTATTGCCCAAGGCGCGATGGAAGCCGCCAAGAAGGACAAGAACAACCCCGCATTCGGCAAGGCGTCCAAATATGCGGACCTCGCGTCGATCTGGGACTCGGTACGCGAGCCGCTGTCGAAGAACGGGCTTTCGGTCATCCAGTTGCCGTGCATGGATGAACAAGGCCGAGTGGCCGTGGCAACGCTTCTCATGCACTCTTCGGGGCAATGGATCGAGGCGACATACGCGCTCGCGCCGACTAAGAGCGACCCGCAAGGCTTCGGTTCCGCCATCACCTATATGAAGCGTTACGCGCTCACCGGCACGGGCGTTGCGCCGGAGGACGACGACGGCAACGCGGCCACCGCTCGCAATGGCGATGTTGCGCCACTCCCGCCGCTTGAGCGTCCCAAGCAAGCGAACGGCACGGGAACCCACGCGGACCCGAAAGCCGCTGCCGCGCAATGGTGCGAGACGGCCAAGCGGACGATTAACACCCTCGGCAAGACCCGCGATCTGCGCCAGTGGGAAGATGCGCCGGTCAACGTCCAAGCGATGCTCCGTCTCAAGGCGGTGGATGCCGATTTGTGGCGCGAAGTCAGTCAGACGATTGAAGAACGCTATAGCGTGTTGAGCCCGTTGAACGCATGAGCGAATCCTTCGAGGCCATCAAGTACGCTCTACGCCAATCGAAAGACGGTGTTGTGGTCTCGTTCGTTGTGCATCCATCAGACGTGAGCCCTGCGCTCATGGCGTTGGCTGTAGGCGCGAGGGTTCAAGTCGAATGGGCCGAGATAGGCGACGATGAGAAGCCCGTTGTTAAGCCGCCGCAAGCGGCGGTTACGGAGAAGCCGAAGCGTAAATTTCATGAGATGTCGCTCGCCCAACAGTGCGCGACCCGTTGTAAGGACATTCGCTTCCACGAGTATTTACAAGAACGCTGGCCGTTCGTCTGGGAGCATGAAAACGGCAATGTCGCGAAGATCGTGCGGGAGGAGTTGCACGTCGAAAGCCGCTCTGAGTTGGGCAAGGGGAATCACGACGCCGACAACCTTTGGCGCGAACTCGAAGCCGACTACCAACAGTGGCAGACAGACCGGTTCTACGCAGAGAGCGTGCGATGACCACTTCTTTACCCGGCCACTTGGCCGGACTTCCCCACACAAGCGAGGAAGAGGCGGTAGAGGTGATTGCTCGGGCGCTCGCTATTGTTGATGGCCGCAATCCTGACGAGGAAACGGTACCGGCTTGGCACTCGTTAGACGACACGGCCTGCCATATGTGGCAGCGATATGAGAGTGAAGCGCGACAACAGATGGCGCTGATAAATGCAAAGCGCGGCCAAGCGATACTATCGGCCCTCGGCTACGCAAAGCGAAGCGATGTGATTGAGGAGTGCGCGAAGCCAGTTGCCGACGCCATTGAACGGGCAAAGCTTCGTTACCGGAATTGCGACCCTGACGACACGGATACGCTTTGGGCAGTCAGCCAAACGCACAACGAGTTGCAGATTGTCGCGAAAGACATCCGCTCCCTCCCCTCCCAGAAGGATAAGATATGAGCGAACTCGATTGGTTGCGCTTATTACCCGGCTATCCGTGGCTGCCGTGTCCGATCTGCAAGGGTGTTGAAGGCTGCGATCATTCATACGCGGAACGGGCTCGCGCAGCGCACCCCGGCCTACAAGCGATCCCCTCCCTGAAGGACACAGAGAGATGAGCGACATTGAAATCATTTGGAAATCACGGAGCGAGGAACTTGATAGGCGCGTCCAAGCCTGCGCTGACGGGACGATGGCGTTTTCAGTTCGCACGAGGCCGCAGCAGACAATCAAAGCGCATCGTAGGAACACAAAGGACACACAATGACAGAGACAACGGATATCTCTTTTAGACTTGAGCGCGAAGCTGTCGTCCTTGAGAGCTACAATTACCTTCAGTCAGCCGGTCTAATCCGCGAGGGACTTGCCGAACTCACCACCCTCCGCCTTTCCCTCGCGCAAGCAAATGAACAGGTCCGCCTTGGCCGCAAGGCGCGTCTGCTCGAAGGGCAAGAGCGTTGCCCGGGTGCCTGTGAATATCGCGGACTAACGCTCGCCCTCGCGCAAGCAGAAGCGGGGATGGAACGGCTTAGAGAATTGCAACGGCAGCGCATCGTGGGCATGGCGACCGATTGCCTCCAGACAGTTCAGAAAGCCGAGGATCGCGCCGCGCAAGCAGAAGCGGGGAATAAGGGATTGAGCGCTGCGCTGAAGCGTCTGCTCGTAAAGTATGTCAATTGCGCTCGGGCTCATGGCAATGACGACGAGACGATCAATGACTCCGCGCGCTTTGCGACAGACGCCCTCTCCGCTTC